AATTGCGGCTAATATGTATTGAAGTTGAAGTTCAACACAGTTCTGAACAGAATACTAACTGCAACTTCAACATGGCGCAACATATGTCAAGAGGTGACTATTATCACGCGGGTGTGGGTCGCCGTCATGGAGAGATGGAAGGGGGTATGATGGCGGCGCGCCGCATGGCCGCTGTTCAAGCAGCTGTACCCAAGAATCACTGCATCGAGGGAACAGCGGCATTTCTTAGTCACTACCTACCACCGGAGAAAGGAGCCGAGCTTGTGCGTGTCTTGAAACCCGGACTCTCTGATGCTGACATATTTAAGATCACCACTACCGTGATAGGTGGGCGGCATTCTCTGATTCACAGACCTGATGAACCTGACATGAATAAAATACTTGATCAGTATTTTGTTGACGTGCAGAAGTATAAACGAATGGGTTACTTCATTTCTGAGTACACATTGAGCAGTGGTTTAAAGGGTGCTCACATTACAGCGTTCGTTTGTGATCCAGAAACCGGCACCGTTGCATTCTTCGAGCCGCGAGAACAGGGAACTACAGGAAGCACGTGTTCGTTTTTTGTGCGGCATGTTGATATTCTGAAATACAAAGCAGGACCTGGAATGAGGGGCGACGCGGACGGCAACTACAGAGGGCTGTTCGGTGAATACGCAGCTCTCAATGTAACGAATAGCAGGAGCAAAGGCCCATTATCCCCTATGTTCACACAGGCAGGAGATGGAGTCTCAGACCACATTATCAAAGAACTGGTGATCTTTGACACAGAGCCGAAGATATATGAAGGCGAGGCAGCTCCCGATAAATCGGGTGCGTTCCTAGAACCGCTGATTGATGTGAAGCTACAGGAACATGACAGGAGATATTACACGGATGAGCAGTTTCTCGGCTCGCAGATCCAACTGCAAAGCACGATGGGCAACGCTAGGTGGAACGCTCTTAGCGACGACGACCGTTATAGCAGAGTTATAAGGAACCTTATGAAAATGTACCCCGATATCGTCCCGTTTGAACCCATGCCCGTCGCGGAGCAGTGGAGGGGATGGGAGGCTGAGGCAGCGGCAGCAGCAGCCGCTGCTGGTGCCGGCGCAGCTGCGCCGATGGCGGAGGTTCGCGACGAGGATCAGATTCCGACACCGAAGATTGACGCCATGGAAGGAGAGGGCATGCCGCAGCACATGTCAAGGGGTGACTACCATACGAGCGGGGTGAATAGGAAATATCGATATGATTCGGCACCCATGTCAGGATCAGGCGCTGCTATGAGCAGATCGGCAGATGGGGAAACGCGTGCACGTATCAACAAGTCCGTCCAAGATCTGGATACAAAAATCTTAGATCTAAAGGCTGCATATCGGACGGATGCTGCATTGTTTGAGCCATTCCATGCTATCTTAAACATAATCTATGATAAGTACAGAACCGACAACGAGAGCGCAGCTGCGGCTCGTGCGCTAGAAATCCAGCTTCAACTTCTCCGAATTGAAATCGGTAAGAAGATCGAAACTGTATGGGGGCGGATTCACCAGCGGATGGCCATTCAGACGCAGCGATTACAGGAGAGGGATGATATTGATCGGAGGTTTCCTAACCGACTTATGGGATGGGAGAACCCATTCGAACCCCCGGTTTATAACCAGTGAGAGGATTGCAAATCGAGTCTAGTCCGCCTTTACCTCAACCCCCTCCGCCACAACTGTCAACGGTGTCTCAATAGGAGCAGCGTCTTCAACCGCGCGCTTACTTCCGAATTTACCCTTGACAGCGATGTAACCCTTGGCGTGGAGGTATCTAAGTGCGAGTTGACCTGCGACATGCTTGCGCCGCGAAACGATGCGACCCGCTGCGTTCTTCATGAGGTCATCTTTCGTCAGCCTACCGGACGTACGCTCCGCAGTGCCGTGGAACACCTCAGCTCGCGATCCGACCTTCTTGACGGGTTTCGCCATGTTTACTGTTTATTTACACAAGGCCGGAGCGCGGGCGCTTGCCGCTGCCCATGAACTGACCCGCAATCTGCTGGGCCTGCGGCGCGTAGCTCAGGGCGCGGCCCGCCATGGCGGCGCCAGGGATGCCGGCCTTCTCAGCAATGCCAGACAGATTGTACTTCTTGTTAAGATCGTTGGCCTTGTTTGCCAGCGAAAGACCCTTCATGACGGCCGTCGACGCGCCGCTGAGGAAATTGCCACGGCCCACCATGCGGTTGAGGTGCGTCTTGGTCACGCCCTCCTCCGGCGTCGCGGCCTCGACATCCGCGCTATTGAGGATGGTCTTGCGGATCGCCGACTGGCCGCGCACCGTCTCGAAGAAACCGGTGTTGATGGCCACGAGCGTAATCGTGGTCGACGTGATAGAATCAAAATAGCCATACGGGTTAGACGTCTGTGCGTTGATCTGGATAGAGTAGTTACCCAGGCAGCCCGGCGCCAGACCCGGGCTGAGCGTGATATCGTGGCCCATGCGCAGAAGGATCGGGCCACCCGACAGCTGCGTCGCGCCCGTCTGGCGGTAGGTCGCAACCTCCGTGAGCGCCTTGTTATTCGCCGTAACGCGCGCCACACTGGGGTAGGCAGCCTGCGTGTAGCCACGCCACTGGTGCCAGTCCATCGGCATGCCAGCGGCAACCGCCGACTCATAGAGGTTGAACTGCTGGAACCCAGAGCAAAGGTTGCTGAAGTTATCAAACGTAACTGCAACAGTCTGGATGGGGATGTACGTGTCAAGCTGGCTCGGGCCCTTCGTGGCGGGCTTCACATAGAGCATAATCATGTCCGGGATCGAAGTCAGCGAAATCGTGTTGGTGCTGACAGTCTGAGACCCCGAAAAGCCTGACCACGTGTCCGTCTTGACGTAGCGAGGAAACTCGACATACGGTACCGTAGACACAAGCGGAAGCGTGATATCCGGACCGGGCGTCAGGAAACCGCAATAGAGAGTGGGCTTGCCCCACGGGCCATACTGGTTGGAAGACTGGCCAAACTTGAGGTCGCTGATAACGGTGCGCACGTTCGAAGACCGCAGGATGTTGCCCGTGTTCGTCGTAGGGCGCGTCAGGTCGTCAACCCAGTAAGGCGGCGTCGACTTGGCAGCGACGGTGATTGAGGCGCCCGCATTGAGAGCCGCAAAAACGGTTCCAAGCGTGGAAAAGTTGAGAACAAACTGCATATTGGTCATTCCGTAGAGACCCACCGTCTGGAACTCGGCACTATCAGCCCAGACAAGCGGGGAAATCACGAGGGGCTCCACGACGGACACCGCGCCAAACACGGGCATCGGGCCGTTCTCCACCTGCCAGCCCGCGGAAAGACATACGGCAGTGGGACCTGTGACTCCAGCAGCCGGCGACACAACGCTATACGTCGATCCATTCTGACCAAGAGAGCCCGAAAGAAGCGAGCTGACCCAGCCAAGAACGGGAGGCGGAGTGCCCGCAGCTCCCGCGTTGACAGTGTAGAGACGCGCCGCGATCATACAGTAAGGCGGAACATCCTGAAGCAGTGTAAGGACCGGGGACGCACCCGCAGTAAGGGAAAACCCAGCCTGGGTTGTATTAGTATTACCCAAGCAGATCAAATCGCCACCAGGAAAGCCGGTGGTCCACACGGGCTGGTTGTTAACGAACGGAACGATAACCTGCGAATACTGCGGCACCGTACCAAGATTGACCTCCGTAGACGGAGTGGCAATGTACCACCCAACACCGGCGCTTCCAGCAGCATACCCCCCAGTGCTAGTCTCAAGGCCAAACGACCCCACGAGGTTGGCACCCGTAGTAGGAGGCGGCAAAAACGGAAACGACGACGTCGTGCCCACCTTGATGGGAGTAGAAGCAACACTAGCCAGCGGTGCGGACTGGGTGATATCCGAAAACCACGTCGTCGGGTATGCGCCGTTAGGAAGATCACCAAGCGCGTTCACAACGGAATACGAAGAGAAGTTTCCAGAGCCGTTAAACACATCGTCGCGACCCCACGCAAACGTATCGATGTTCGTCGGGGTTGTGCGCTGCTTGATATTCTCCGGGGTCATGGTAAGCAGAAGCTGCTCGCGAAGCGTGTCGCCGTTCGTCGTGACCGTGCAGTCGTTAAGAGTGGCCGTCATGTTTGTAAGCGCGCTCTGAAGAGGAAACGAACAATACGCCAGGTCCTTTGAAGACACAGCCGTGCAGTAGCCATTCTGCATATACGACTCATCGCCATTAGCATTCATGAACCCAATATCCTGAACCTGCTGGACGCCCATCGACGGCTCCGGAACATCGTAGTTGAGAGGGGTCTCAAACACAAGCGTAGTCGATGCGGAAACCTGGGAGATATTAACGGTATAAACCGTAGGATCGGTAACAACAGCAACAATCACAGTACCGGGCTTCACCGTACCTCCAAACACGCGCGTACCAACTGACAACACCGTCCCTGCGTATCCAGAACATGTCAAAGTAGCAGAGGCAATTGACGAGGTGGCAATACTCGTATACTTCTTCAGTGCCAGTGAACGAGGACCACCGTAGAAGAGCTGGGCCGTGAAATTAAGCGTCGCGGACAGCTGCAGCTTGCGGTCAACAAATACGTTGAGCGACGGAACCAGAACCTGGAACGTCATCTGGCTCGAATTCGCGGAAATGGCCTGGAACGGCGCAACGCTCACAGAGAGCGCGCCCTTCTGGACGGCATACGCAGGCTCATCCTGCTGCAGGCGCGGGTCGTACACCGCGATCTTCGAAATTGTGCTCATTCTGACAGAGTGTTAAATCTGATGACCAGCTTGAGTGGGGTGGCCAATTGTGGGATTACACACTCTAAAGCCACAGAAAGGCTTTCTTTTGCAACTACTGCTAAACTTAAATTCCAGCCTTGATCTCGAACTGGAAGCGCATGAAGACAGACCCGCCGTTTGAAATCGTCAATGGCCGAAGCGCGTTCGAGTTCTTCATCCGCATCATGATCTGGTAATCAAACGTCTTGAAAACCGTGCCGCTCTGAAGAGAGCACCGCACAATCGCTTGGGGCTCAAACACGATCTCATTGCGGTACTCTTGGCCGACCTGGTTGGTCGCCTTGACCACATACTCACCGAGAATCTTAAGAGTGTTTCCGTTCGATGAGCCCCTCTCGGTAAACACGTCACCTAAGAAAAACGTCGGTGATACCTCGTCGCTGAGCATCGGAATCTCTCCCGCGATAACGACAAGTGTATCCACGGGGTTCCAGAGAAGACCAACAGACGGGTAATCCTGTGGGAATGTATAGATATACGGAGTATTTCCCGCCACGCGGCCATACGGCAAATAGGGCGTTGTGGCAATTGTAGGTGTCACATAGGGCAGAGGCTGAGAGACTGCGAGGCCCGCGGCATTCGCCTGGGGAAGGTAGCGCACGTAAGCCGTTGTGACTTGTGATACCGGATCGATGTAAAGCAAACGCAAGGCAGGCCAGTTCCCGAATAGCTGGTGGAAGTAATCGTCCACTTCAACACTGAGCTTCTCATCGTACGCCCTGAAAGGGTGGCGAGCAACTGTGTAAGGTGCTGCGTCGATTGGCGCGGTACCAGTCAACCCCCACGAATCGCGAGCCTGGTCGTTCAATGAAGTGTTAATCTCAAGTTGGCCGTAATTTTGTGCGTTAACCGAGTCATCGATAAATCCGCCATATCCATCGTCAACGTTCGTAGCACTTGTTCCACCGAAACCATAGCTATCGAGATTTAGAACAAAGAGCTGCGTCGATGGGTTAAACGTGACATAGGGAGCCGCCGTGGCAACCGCGGGCAGGCTTGGTGTGATCTGATTAAGCCCAGAGCCAGTTGAGATATAGGTGCCGAGTGCAGTTGCTGTCCAGTCGGCGTTTGTTGGATCATTGACTGTGCTTCCAGCTGCAGTCACGGTATAGACCGTTGGATAGGGCGCGACCCTGTAGATAATGTAGATACCACTATATTCTCCGTCTCCACCAGTTGCGTTACCAGCACCAGCTCCACCGCCACCAGATCCAGCAAAAGCTGCAAAGTTTCCGATTGCGCCATTCGCTCCACCAGCTCCAGCAAACCCGTTAATATCGACAAGCGCTCTTACGACACCACCACGCCCTCCGGATGTGCCTGATGTTCCAGCACCTCCACCAGCACCGATAATCAGAGATTGACCACCAATTGTCAAAGAAAGTCCATTTCCTCCGTCGATAAATGCAGCTGGTGAGCCGTTACCCGCACCACCAAGACCGTTTGAGCCACCACCTTTACCACCCAACGCGGTAATTACGGCAAATTCACCCGCGGTAACTGGAGCAAATGTTGCATTTCCTCCATTTACACCTACACCCCCAGCAGTGCCACGGGTATATGTATATGAGCGATTCGGTTTAAGATCTACCGTCGTAACCACGACTTGACCGGCGCTTCCGCCACCTCCACCATTATTACCCACACCACTCCCTCCACTACCGCCACTGCCAACAAGAACTATAGTTGCTGTAAGTGCTGACGTAGTAGCTGGAACTGAGAATGTTGAAGTTGCTTTAGCAAAAACAATAACCCAACTCGGATCCGCGGAAGTCAATAACATTGCTGTTCCGGGTACCGTAATTAGCCCAGCAGGATACGAAGAAGCAGGGGTTGCATATGTCACGACGTCACCAGTATAATACCTCTGACCTGGGACGTAGGAAGACACGATCGACGTTCCACAATCCATCCAGATACTTGGGTTGATTGAAGGATTGACGGCATTGTTCGCATAGAGCGCATAGTACGCACGCCCGTTAAACGTGACTGCATCTCCAACGCTATACGAAAGGCTGCTAGACCAAAATCCAGTGTTGCAATTGGCGGCGCAGACCGCTTGGATCTGGCGCTGTAAACATTGCTCGGACAAAGGAATAGTTCCATTGTTATCGAATGGGTCATAGATGACACGCTGGAATGTAGGATTGATACACTCGTTTAAGAAATGCTGGTACGAATAGCAGTCAAAGTATGTAGGAGATGTGCTATTTCCATCCTTTACCTCCTGCTCTGTAGGGATCTGAAAAACCCCCTGATCTTCTGGAACCCAGCGAACGGTTTTATATGCATACAGGCTAACCGTGTTACGGAATGCAAGCTGGTAGGCGCGAGGCGCAACGACCGTTGACGACACTGCCGGTGCGACCGCCGCTGGAATCACAAAGACGGTATTCGGAACAAACCCGAGAATCTTACACGCTTGGAGGATGCCGCGTTTAGACGGGTGGGTCGCATTTGCGTAATTCTGCGCAATCTGCCCGTTTTGCTGGCCGTACGAAGCAGGAAGAGTGAAGTCGAGGTAGACTGTCCGCGACGTGCTTGAATTCACAAACGAGTAGTACTGCGTCGTGGTTGAGACACCGGCAGCGGGTACAGTCACCGTCAAGATACCCAAGCCAGCATTACTAAACAGTGTATTCAGGCGGGACACGACGTTTGCAGCTGTCGTGTCGTTAGAAGACCCAAGGGTCGAGCAGTCAATGAATCCCTTAATGCGTGCACCGTTGCCAGTTGCAGGCAGTGTGGTTGCCACGTAAAACGGAATACATCCAGTCGTTGGCCACGACGCGAGCGTAAGGTCCAACGCCGGAAGGATGCTGCTATTGGTCTCAGTGGTGTACACAGGGCCGGTCCACGTATATGCAAGACCAGGCTCAGCGCCAACCTCCCAGAACTTCTGGTCGTTCTCCGTGATGAGCTTAGAAGGCTTAGGACAGAACAGGGGAATGTCGTTGGTCGTTACGGTGCCGCGCACAAGAGCGACCGTATAATCGCCCGTGCTCCCGAGCAGCGGCTGGAGGCGCGTATCGCGGAAGCGCGCATACCGACCATGGGCGCCGCTCGTAGTGACACCAGAATCAACACTCGTTGTCACAAGGATGTTGGTATCATAGTGAATTGAATCGCGCGTGCGGGTAATGAGACCTGAGGAGATGGTCTGGTCATACGTGTTGCCGCCCAGGTCACCCAATCCTCGGCCTCGCTTGTAGTGACTCATGATGACCGCACTCAGAACCACAAGGTCTAACCGGAATTATGAAAGAAGCGACTGGATCGAAGTGACCTAATTAATGCAGCCAGCCGCTTGACCGGTCTTATTAGACACTTCGATCCATTTGTTCCGTGGACTTCGTGACCTTGACGCGCTGGCGCTATAGAATGTCGAAATCACTCCATGACCTGAGTGAATATGCCCTTGGCGAAGATGACCTCCGGAAACTCGTTGGCAATGTCCCTATCTATCGTTACCCCGAGCTTGAGAACATGTCAAGCCCCGAAGAGATGTTTAAGGGACATGACGCCGTCATTCTTCTTTTTTTGACCGAGGACCAGGATACTGGCCATTGGCTTGCCGTGTTGAACCATCCGGACCACTATGAGGTTTTTGATAGCTTTGGTGTTGCAATCGATGGAAACCGCACATGGCTCAGCAAGGCCGAGCAGTTGGAGTTTGATCAGACCGCGCCCTTGCTAAAACAGTTGCTTGCCAAGGGTCACAAGCCCGTCACACATAACACCACTAAGCTTCAACAGGATGAGTCGGATACATGCGGCCGTTGGGTCGCCGCTCGGATCCTTAACCGCACGATGCCATTACCTCAATTCGTGTCGATGATGAAAGGTGGAGCTGGCAAGCCCGACGACACCGTGACGCGGATGATTTATAGTTTATTGGGGAAGTAAGTGGCACACGTGGTCAACCGGGGTTGGGCGCTTAAATGGTCTATTTGAAAACAGACGCACAGTGTATTAGGCTCGTACTTTCTCCTTTGGTACAAATTCACACGTCGGACTACACGCTACACAATGAGCGAGACTTCGAGCGTCGCCGGGACTCGCGTGTCAGTCCTGTCAGCTGCATCTCTTGGAGCGCGCGCACGCGCCTGGCTTTTTTCAGTGCGGACACACAGTGTCAACTACGACCCGCCTGCGATTACCGACGAGTTGAAGGAGCGCGTGACGTTTGCGTGTGGGCAGCTCGAGGCTCCGCCGTCGCCGCAGTTTGGTGCGCGCGAGCGCGCTGCGGATCCCACCGACGACGAATCCAGCCAGAGCAGCTCCGATAGCAGTGATAGCGATTCTAGCAGTGCCAGCAGTAAGAGCGATGGCAGGGATGAGGATCTTACGGTTAAACGCGCTATTCTGTTCAAGGGCTATATTGAGTTTACGGAGCAGGTGCGGCTCGGCGCCGTTCGCCATTGGATTGGACAGGGAGGCGAGGATTTCCGGCCCGCCTTTGTTAAGGATCGCGACCAGCACATCCGCGTGCGCACCAATTCCGAGACTCGCTTCCGCTCTAAGATTGATTTGATCGCGCGCCCGCACTGGCAGATCGGAAAAGGTGTGCGACCCGAGCAGGGCGCGCGCACCGACTTTGAGGCCATCCGTGAAATCTTAAGAGAGCACGGGCCCGAGGAGGGGATCCGGCAAGTCGCCGAGCGCTTCCCGGGCCAGTTTATCCGGTACCCCAGCGGTATCACGCAGTTAGCACAGGCAGTGGTGCCACGTGTGCGCGAGGACGCGGGCTTTGAGTTCCGGCCATGGCAGGCGGCTATTGTCAAGATCTGCAAGGGCAAGGCGCACTCTCGGCACATCTACTGGATTGAAGATCCGAAAGGCGCAGCCGGCAAGAGCCGTTTGACCACCTATATGTGCCGCGAAATGAATGCCGTTGAGCTGGACGGCCGCCAGTCCGATGCCGCCTTTTCTTACACGGGCCAGCCCATCGTGCTCTTTGATCTCGCGCGCGCCGTCGACCTGATTACGCTTAAGGATCTCTATATCGTCGGCGAGAAGTTGAAGAACGGGCAAATCTATTCGTCCAAGTACCAGTCGCGGCTAAAGGTGTTCGAGGTGCCACACGTGATCTACTTCTCCAACTCGCCGCCGCCCGTTGGCGTGTGGAGCGCAGACCGCCTGCAGCACATCCTGCTGTCGGAGCACGTCCCCTTCTCGGCCGGCAGCCTTGAGATTGAGCCGGCGGAGCCCGAGGTTACGGGCGTCGACCTCTTCAAGCAGCTTTTGGAGGAGGCGGAGGCGGCGCGGGGAAAGAAGCGCGAGCGGGAGGAGGATGAGGACTAGGGTTATATGGAGTATAAATTAAACTGGCGTTTAACCTTATACCCCTATCTATGCTTTACCACTGATTCATCTTCGTTTTAACCACTAACGGCGCATGTGCTTCTTTTTGCCAGAACCCTTGCGGGCTGCACGCTTCGCGTTTACCTCGTCAATCACCCGCTTCCACTCTGCATCTCTAGCCGCCTGCTCCTCCGGAGACTTTGCGTTTTCCTGGTGAGCGCGAATTGCCTTCTCGGTACGTAGCGCTCGCTCTGCAGTGATCTCATCAAAGATCCGCTTCTCGTCTTCAGTTTGGTACGCCTTCGTGGGACCGCGTCCGCGCATAGAATAGCTTTTATGCACGCGCTTTGACGGCATCTTGTGAGTCATACAGCGGGGCATTTTAACGGACGCTGTATCGACGTGGTGTGTGCGGAGGCCGACCCGCGCCAATGCCCTTCGTACTGTGTTGATCTAAGAAGTATTTAATACCCCCAACGATTGGACCCATCGAAAGGTTCATCGGGGACTTCTTCTCGCGGAGCTCAGCCGGCAAGGCCAGGAACGGCCGCGACAAATACCCGAGAACGTCGTTCTTAGCATACACGCGCTGGTTCGCCGTTTCCTCGCGGCCCAACTGTAAGGCGCCGTTATACGACACGCCCTTGTAGATCAACTTGCGTGAAATCATCAAGTCCAGAATTGCGGCGCCCAGCGAGTGCCCTGCGCCATAGAACACGTCGCCAGCGTAGGTACTCGTTAGCTGGTTCATGATGGACAGGTCATCCTGAAAGCGCGCAGACTGCTCAAGGCGTCCTAGAGCGATTGCGCCGTCCGCCACAATATCACACGCATCCTGTGTTCCACGAATTCCGACCAGAACAGTATTGTCGCGCTTCCACGCCTTAATTGTCGGGCTTGAGAACACCAAGTTCAACGAGTCACTGATTTCAGTCTTAGGATCTTTGGAATACGCCTCCTCGGATGCATCCTTGAACGCCTGGCGGCTAGGCTCGAATGCCATTCAGTCATCACTCGGCGGGTGGAAGTGGACCCTGACCAGACGACGGTGGAGGCGGTGGAGGCCCAGGTGGCGCAGGCGCTGGAGGAGGCGGCGGAGCCGGTTGTGCGGCTGCCATAAAGCTCAGCATAAGCGCGCGCGCCTGGGCATACGCCCCCAGACCCCCGGCAGCCTGTTGCTGCGCACTCGCCTCCACCTGAACCCGATCCGCCCGTCCCTCTGCAGCCGCCCGATCCGCTTCCAGTTGACGGTTAAGAAGCGCGCGATCGCGATCCGAATCCGCAATCCCGTCCATCCCTGCCTGCACGAGCTGCCGCCCAAATGGAATAACCGCGCGATCAATCACCACGCCTGCCGCGTCAAACGGCATCAGAGCAGCCTTCATCATTGCATCAAGTGCAACCCCGCCCGGGCTGTTGATGATTCCTTCGACACCCCTCTGCAAATGCGCCACACCCTCCCGTGCCGCTCTCACCTCTCCCGCCACGAATCGACCCGCTGCGCCCGCCGCGCGCGCCGCACCCGCAGCAGCCGAGTCAAAGACCCGATCCGCAGCTTGAACGCCCGCCACGACACCTCCCAACCCCGCATTCACTGCACCGATCGCCATTCCAGGCGCAGCCATCACACCTCGCAGCGCGCCCATTGCCAACCCGGGGCCACGCTGGCGTCCCTGCTCTAGCGCCATATTAAATGCATCGCGTGCGCGCCTTGCGGCCTCGCGCGCAGCCGCCGAACCTCGTGCCTGCACCGCCTCGATCGCACGGTCAACAAGCGCATCGCGAGCCCGCGCGTCCTGGCGGTTTGCCCTCCGGACGATTGCCCGTTGACGTGCCCTGTCGCGGCGCTCGAGTGCTCGTTTCAACACATCCTCTCGTGTTAATGGTGCGCGGGGTCTTTTGGGGGGCATTCTAGACACAGGTCGCGTGATTTAACGCTCAAATACACATGACATCGCTATGGCAAGTAATCTGAGCGCTATTATTACCGCTAATGGCGACAGCAACGCGAGTGTCTGGGCGTTTCGCCAGCTTTTAGCACTAGGTTCTACCGCAGCGCCACTTAACGTACAATACGGAACTGTATTAGGCGGATCAGGTGCATCCGGTACCGCTACTGTTTCCTTTGGGACTCCCTATTCGACCGTTAACAGTTATGTTGTTTTTATCACCATGAAAGATGCACCCGCTGCCTCTGTCTACGCAACCCCCTTAAACGACTCCTCCTTTCAGTTTGGATGGTCACGCGGCGGTGGAAGTTTACCTCCTCATTACTTTATGTGGGTCACACTTGGAACTTAGTGTGATTTCGTGCCGACGTGTGCAACATGGCTACCGATCTTAACCCTATCCCAGGCTACAATAAGGATGGAGAGGATAGCGTGTGGGCGTTTCGGAACTCCCAGAGCGGCGTCAAGCAGCTTGTCGCGGGCTCGGGAATTACGTTGAGCCCAGCCTCCGGTTTAGGCGCGGTCACAGTTACGGCGTCTGGAGCCGTTGCGTCCGTTACGGCAGATCCGGCTGGCGTTGGACTCACCACGATTCCGACGACGGGGGCAGTTGTGGTAAAGAATACACAGCCGGCTTCGACATGGGCAAGCTATGCAGCTACTGGAATTGTTAACATGGCTGGAAATGAAATTCAGTCGGCAGATCTTATCCAGACAAATTACATCGCCCCGGGTGGGTTAGGATTCCTTTTTGTTTCTGGACGGGTTTTTATGAATAACAATCTTATCGATGGGGTAACCACGCTCACCACATCTGGTGTAATAAATGTTGGGCCAAGCGCTAGTATATACCCATACTCAACAGGAAGCCCAGCAACCCGGAACTATCTGGACATCACTGCACCTGTTGCGATTGGTGCAAATAAGGGCGCTCTGCGACTTGTTGGAAACACTGCTACGGTTTTGACGATAGCCGACACGAACGATCTTACAAATATTGACACGCTGAACGGCCACAACCTTTACGCTTATGGAACGTTTCAGGTAACTTATGGAAGTACAACCACTCTTGCCCATTCCACATCAACACTTATCCCATTTTCTGTCAATATCGTAGGAAGTGGTGTTTCTCTTGCAGTGGCAGCTAATGGTTCATTTTCCATGACAAAGAGTGGAGCCTATCGAATTATCATGTCACTCACAATTACAAACTCGTCTGTAACACGTGGTGTAAATGTGTATCTCGCAACAGTTTCTGATGTTACAATCGCCTCAACTATTCGAAATTACGAGATCCAGTCAGGACAGACAACACTTGTATACACAGCAACTCTTCCTGCTTATACTGCCAATGTTGTAATAGAACCTCGAATTTTTGTACAATCTGGTGTTACTGATTTGTTACTCCAAACAAACTACGTTCCAGCAGATATTAACATTGAACTCATGGGATAAACTAATTGCACATCTCATCTTATTTGTAACCACACAGTTCAAGTATAAAATGACAAGTGTTTTCCCACCACCACCACCTCCTCCACCACCACAGCCTGTATATGCAGATCTTGAAACATCAGAGGCTCTTGACCTTTCGTTAACACCAGACACACCTGTGGTTGTGCCCTTTACTGTGTTCACAGACAATTCGGGACCGTTTGTGTTTGCAAGTGGCGGGGCGTTTATCATGCCACGCGATGGGTCGTACGAGGTAACACTGACATGCACGGTCTTCAATTCTACAGACACGGATACGGAGATGGAAAGCAGCGACACGAAACGCGACCCCCCTCCTCCGCCTAGTCCTGCGCAGCTTATCGCGTTCATGGCGTATTCGGGGGTTTCAATTGCAAACACAACGACGTTTTTTAAGATACAGCCCGCGGAAAGCCAAACGTGTGTCGTGAACACGATTATTGTAGACTATAAGGCAGGGACAGAGATCAACGCAGGCCTGCAAGCTGGATCGGATACGTCGTTGTTTCTACAGGACGCGGAGCTTAGCGTAAAGCTAATTGCTTAAACGTTAAACTTAGACGCCTTTACGATTCCATCGCGCAGCGACACTGCCTCGACACACGCTGGCAGAAACTTATCCTTAAAGAATGCTGACGAGGCTGACACGATGCGGCTCGCGTATGAAGGCACAAATGGCACATGTGTCACGAAGAACTGGTGTGCCTGCCATACCACGAACCATGAACGAATGCAAACGGTGTCCGGGTAGCATTCCTTTAGAATGTGAAGACTGCCCTGGATTTGCGGCATGTACTGCCTGGGAATGTTCAACTCATTTTTGTTGGCGTAAGGATGACCCGGACCGGACCGTTGATAGGCTGGGCATTTGTATTCCACTAATGCGACTTCCTTCTCGTCAGGAGACCAAAGTAAGGCGTCAGGCGAGAATCCGAGATATGGAATAGAGCCGCGCTTGTGTGCACTATGAGTTAGCTTAGACCCATCGCTAAAGTAGACGTCGTCGCCCTTGAGCTCACTGGTTGCGTTAAGCTGTTCGCATAAGAACTGAACGAAGGCTTCCTCGGCGTGCTTCTCGTGCTGCGCGCCCCACTCCGTAAACGAATTGCCAGTAAATGCGTTCTGTTTAGGATAGGTCTTGCTGGTCAACAGTTTTGCCTGGCTAAAGGTCGGGTTCTCGTTGCTCGCGCTCGCGAACTGTGAAGCGGTCACCGCGAAGCGCCGCGCCGCATGCCACTCCTCGCTGCGCTGCGGGCCACCCTCGGCACTCATGTCCAGCGCAGGCTTGGCAACCTTGTCATAGATGACCTCCGGTGTCACCTCGATCGGCAGTGTCGAGCGAAAGCGTAAGAACGTCTCGTCGTCCTCTTCCCACGGCATTCCGCGCGTGCGCTGCTCGCCAGGTTGAGGCAAGTCAATTAACTCGTAAGCAGAATGCGCGATCGGAGTCGCCATGGCAGCGGACGTCTCTAAGGGAGCTAAGCCAAACTTTGATTCGCTCGTAACGGAATTCGCGAGGGTAATCAGACGCATTGTTGGCAGTGCACGAGTCCCACGCATGCGCACCGCCTTCGTTGCTAGACACTTCCCTGGCATTTCGTAGGCTCAGTTAACCGACGGTGTCGACCGATGCGAGCTTACTCGTCGAACTCAAAAGGCGCCTCCGGGCCGATTTTGCTCGTGCGCTGCAGCTCGGCGCGGTCCATCACCGCCGCGCGCTCCATGCGGTTCTGGAAGGCGCGCTGCTCCTCCGCCGCCGAGCCGCCCGCACCCTGGCCCGCGCCCGCGCCAGCCGCCGACAGCGAGGCCGAGCGCGAGAAGAAGGACGGAACCTTGCGCGGCGCCCCCGCCGCCGCCGACGCCGCCAGCTTCTCCATGGTCATTTGCTGCATCGCGCGCGCCTTCTCCAGGTCCGCGCGCACCGTCACCATGAACGCCTTCTGGCCCTCCGTCTCCTCCTCCTCGCCCTCATCGGACATGGCCGCGCCACCCGTGCGCGAGCGCTTGTGCTCGTGCGCCGGCATGGGCGAAGGGTCCGACGCCTTGGCGTTGGTCACGCTTGTCATGGCCGTGCCGGAGTCGTCGAAGGCCAGCTCGTCGTAGAGCGCGAAGCCCTCCGGCGCCGCCGCCGACGAGGCCGCGGGCGCCTCGGCGTCCTCGTTCTGGTACTCCAGCACGATGGTGTCCGCCACGAGCGCCAGCGAGGCGCCCCCGCCCGGCGCGAGCGCCCAGTACGCCGGGCGCAGCGTCAGGTAGCGCATCACCGTCGTCTCCGGCCGGATCTCGCCCGGGCCCACGTAGCGCACGCGCTGCGCGCCCACCGGCACGATGCCCTTCACCGGCAGCGTCGAGCGGATGATGGGCGTGAGCGTGCCCGCGCTGTTCGCGTAGCCGTCGACGAGCTGGAAGCACGTGGCGCCCTGCGGCAGCGGCGACGTGCGGCCCACCCACTCCACGCCCGCCACGTAGCGGCCGTTGGAGCCGTCCTTGACGATGAGGTCGGCGATCTCGCCCACGCGGCCGTTGATGCGCACCGTGATGAAGGCGTCGTACTGCGGCTCGCCCTCCGGCGTGCACGGCGCGAGGTTCTTGTACTTGAGCGCGATGGCCGAGTTGTCGCGGCCGATGTAGTCCGCGTCCGCTTGGCTAAAGAGCTTGGCGCGGTGCGTGATGAGGAAGGACTTGAAGAAGGTGTCGAGCTTGGACAGCGACTCCCAGATAGGCTTGTTGATCTGGATACGCGTGGTGAGCTTGCCGCGGCCCTTGCCCACGCACTCCGCCACCGTGAAGCACTCGTACGGCGTGCGCACGCTCTTGATGGCGAGCGGCTTGTCGGACGCCGAGAGGAACTTGAAGGTCGAGCCGCGCGTCACCATGTCGACGTAGCCGAGCTTCTCGTCCTTGGCCGGCGGCTTGATGCTGATGAGGCGCGACCAGTCGGCCGGAAGCCCCGGCAGGGGTGTCACGGTCAGCTGCGACATTTTTTTCTGGCACGAGTGGCACACGTGGACCGGTCGGAAAATTTGAGGAAAGTCAAGGAAGAGGCTTTTGGAGTTGTGATTTAAAATGAGAGCTCAAAGCACAGCGCGTCAGCTTAATGCGGGGTCGGGAATCGCTACCCTCTACACCTTTGACTCGGTCTCCTTAGAACCGGGGTCGGGGGGTGCTCGGATGGACAGGCCTTTCACCAGTGTCTGGGGTGGCGCCTCCGTCACGACAGATGGCGTCGTTTGCTCAATGTCGAGCGACGTTACGCAAGACTTGCCGCAGCACACCGTTCGCACTCGATGATGGTTTGCAGCATTACATGCCGGATACACAAACCTCACGAAGATCATTGCCACAACAGAAAAGGCAACCCCGATTCCACCACCAGTCAATACTGTGCTTGGGTCGGACATTCGTGGAGAGAAAATGACTTACAAGCTTCGGAAGGCCCCGCGGCAGAACAAGTATTGGGTCATCACCACTTCCACCGGTAAGCACCACAGTATGCTGCCTTTGCCGAAAGAGGAAGCCGAGGCCCATATGAAAGCCATGTATGCCAATGGCGGCATGCACGGCGGCGACATGCAGGGTGGCGCGCGCTCAACGGTCACTGCACTCGCCGGTCTTGTTGCTAGCCCGACGGATACGCTCAAGGAGATGAAGGGATTTTTTGAAGATCTGGCGGGTATCTGGAATAACGGCGATGTTGCAACGGGGCTCCGCAGAAAGGGCAAGAGTGCGTTCACTACCCTCGTGAAATACCTACCGTTGGCGGGCGTTCCGGGTTATACCGCTGCAACTGCCCTTGAGCAAGTTCCGATTGATGATATCATTGAGCTGCTTGCCACCCTTGTTGACCTTATTGGCGGCAAGGCATCGTTGAAGCAGTTTTTCGACGTTCTGGCCAAATTGCTCGGTAATATCTATGAGATGCTGAAGTCCTTTGCAACGACTCTTGTTTCAGGCGTCACACAGATTGCACCCCAGATAGGCAACGCAGCCGTGTCTGGGCTTACCACGTTCGGCAACTCCTTGATCCGCGGCGCGATGGATCTAGATCCCGGTGAAAGGGCGAATCACGAGCGCGAGGACGCGGAGCGCGCACGGGATGAGCAAACTCGGATACAGTATGAGAAACAACTCACGGAAGAGGCTGCAGATGTCAATAACTTTAAAAATTATATGTATAAGTTGTATAACGGTGGCATCTCAATCAACGACGCACAGCACAAGACACGGTTTCAGCAACTGAGAACTCAGCTCGGAAAGGAGACGTTTGACATGCAGCTTTCTAAGTTCACTGAAATTAAGGGAAAGCTGACAGATTCCAACTGGCAAACGTTCGAGGATTGGATTGATACCTTTATTATGTTTCGTCGGGAAGACGCAAGGCTTCACGATTACAATACGTATAAGGATCCAAATAAGGCAGCTCCCGATTTGACTGATATGTGGAATAGCGATATAGGCAGTTTCGACTCTGCTAATAGAGTTGCAATTGATAGACCAGAAGGCCAGATCTCATATATCAACAAGCTGAAAACATTCCAGGCGCAGGAAAGGATTAAGCTTCACAAGGAGACGATTCGGCAATTTAAGGCATTGAAGGAAGCCAACCCTCAAATGTACGCAAGTATTCTGGCATCGGGTGCCGAGGATTATTCCCTGCTGTCTGGCTCGGGTAAGGGAGGTAAAATGCGTGGAGGTGATATCGGCGACGACTTCCGCAAGGCGTTTGATCCAAACCGCAACGGATTAAACGAGTCTATCCGGAATACGGGTGAAGTCCTCGGAAAGGCATTTGACCCGAACAAGAACGGCCTCGCGCAGGCAGTTAACTCGGCAGTTGATACCCTCAAGAATGTCAACTGGAATGAGGTCAACTCGAAGCTTGGCGATGGTCTGGACCCGAACAAGAACGGCGTGTCAGCAGCCTTTGATAAGTTTGGCGGTGATGCGAAGCGCGCCTTTGAGGATCTCGGCAGTAAGATCAGGGAGTCCGCCCAACGTGATAAAGCTGCCCTTGACGCTGCCTTTGCGCCGCTTGCGAACGAGTTCAACAATCCAAACAGTGCCCTCTCTAACTTTGCAAGGTCTGCCGGAATTCCACTCACGCCGGACGAATGGAAGAGGAAGTTTGAGGATCCGGAAACCTATTTCACACTGCTCAGTATGCTCGTGACTGCTGCTGCGAGTGTCGTATCTGCTGGTGCTGCCGGCCCTGGCACGTTTGCCGCGATGCAGGCAATCATCGCGTCCGCGCGTGTCATCACAAAGGCCGCTACGGGTCAGCCCGTTGGAGCGGGCGACATTGCCGGTGTTGCACTTGCCATGATCCCTGGACGCGGAGGTGTGGATCCGAGTTCATGGCTCAACGCGGCAACCAGAGTGGGGTCATCCGTTGGCATGAATCTCGTCAAGGCGGCGGCCAAGAACGTAGTTTCTACAAATGTCAATGATCGCCTTCGGCAGAACGGCGAGACGCTCGCGACGTTGACTGGCGCCGCATATAAGCAGGGATCAACGGCTGCAAAGAAGGATGATGTGTTTGGAAACCTCGACGCTACAAATGACGAGGTTGATGAACAAGCAGTCGAACAGCAGCAGCGCGAAAAGGACATTGGGACAATCGGCAACGAACCACAGGCAGCGCAGACCGGACTTACACCGGATGAGTTACCAGAGTATCAGAACTACCTCGCAGAAACCACCAGCACCCCCGAGAACTACTACACCCCGGAATATATTGACTACTGGCGGCAAAACTTCAAGGGTCGTGCAGAGGGAAGTGGCATGAGGGGCGGGTCCATGCTCATCGAACATGCTGTTAGGTACCACCCGCATAAGCGCATGCGCGAGAACTATGACAGTCGCTTCTTTATGTGAAACTCTAATCGTTAAGCATCTCCATCTTTGTGAAGTCCGCGTCCGTCACCTCCGCACACGCCCGCCCCACCGCATTCATGAGATCAAAGTTAATCCGCGGAATATTCTGAGGGTCTGACCGCTCCTCACCACTCTCAAAGCGCGGCTTGAAGTCAAGCCACGAGCGGCACGTGTAAGGCGGCTTGCTGTTAGACTTGGTCAGGATAACGCCAAACATAACGACCATCGGCTTCGCGCTCTCCATGTCGTCGCTGAGCTTCTCGGTGAACTTGACAAAGTGCGCCAGGTCGTTGATGTCAAGATTCTCACAGTTGCTGGAGCTAAGGATGCTGGTGCTCACGCCCATGGACACGTCACGGAACCCATGCCACTCGCCATACTGCTTGGCCGCCTCGCGGGCCGTCGTTACGAGATACTGCACGCCACTCACCAGGAGGAGACGCATCTCCCGCATGTCCTCCGAGGTCAGCGTGGTGTGAGGCATTGTGGCGATTGTAGGCTGAGTGTGGATTGATGTGACCGGAAGATTAACACACTTGAAGAAGTTTGCTTCGGCTTCAAGATATGCTTCGTAGAAGGAGATCACGAAACGGTCTTTAGCCTTTAGACGGCGATAGGGTATCATCTAGGAGCGGCGCGTGCGCATGAATGCCAGCAAGGCTTGCAGGGCGTCTATATGTCCGTTACGCAGCGCCTCGTATTCTAACGCCTTGTCGTTCTCGCCACGTGCGAAATAAAGGTCACGCTTGACACGCACTTTCTCAATCTCGTCGTGCAGATCAAGCATGTAAGCTAGAGACGACTCATCAAAGAGCTCGCGTCGGTGAGACGGGTGTCTCGGCTCGGCAAACGTAACCCTCCGCATTTTTTATGGAATGGACGAGAACGAGGCCGCGTGCCGAAACGCGCTACGGATACGCGACCCCGGTCTTGAGTTTTTTCAGATGGCTGAAGAGTGTGACAAGGCTGGCACCTTTGACACGGCTATTGCGAACCTGCGCAACATGCTTGTGGAGGCGGCGCGGCGCAACGACGCTAAGTCCAGTCATTTGTACACGCGCGCCTTCATCGCATTCTTAGCGTACAAGGAAGGTCACTACGCCGTCCGGCCCGCCGCGCTCACACTGCCCGCCGCCGCGTTCGAGCCGCCCACATAGTTGGGGTCGCCGTGGTGGTAGTTGAAGCCCTTGAAATCCGGATCGTTAATGCCCGGCGACTCGAGCGCGGGCATGTCAATCGCGTCCAGCGCGCCCGACTTCTTGACCACCTCGCTCGAGCGCCACAGCGCCGGCGGATCCGGGATCTCCACCTCGAAATCCGTGAAGCCCGCGCCCTTGAAGTCGCGCATGTTCTTCCACGCGTGATAAACCGTGCTGAGCGACCTGAGCTCGTTAAACAGCCAGAGCGGCGCGATGCAGAAGCCCGTCTCCGTGCGCCAGTACTCCCAGCCCGCCTTCTCGAAGAGCGCGTTAATCTCCACGTGCAGCTCCAGCGACTCCGACAGGATGCGCGACAGCGTCTGCGGCGCGAACTCGAAGCGCAGCTGCCACGGCACGAGGCGCGTGGGGATGTGCTTGTCCGTTAGCTGTGCCAGGTTCTGGTATGCCGCCACGTGCTGAAACGTGTTCCACGGAATCGAGTCGTCGAAGTCCGCCGGAACGTCCAGCGTGAAGGTCTTGAAGAAGTCCGTTGAGTTCATGATGGAGGACATGAAGGCGGTGCTCGTCGCCTGCGGCAGGATGTGCTTGATCCACAGGGCGCGCACCGCGTCGCCGCGCTTCGCCGCATGCAGGGTAGCGATGCGACTAATGCCAGACGTGACACCGGCAAAGTCATTCGGGTTCGCGATCGTCAGGTATGGAGCCGACATTGTAGACTGACGCACGGGTGACGGTGGTACAAAAAGACGTCTTATGCGGTTTTTGGCTTATCCTCCTTAGACAAATCGACTGGCTTGACTTCGTCCTCGACGTCCGACGAGAGGTCGGAAACCGGGGTTGGGGCGGATGCAGCTGACACATGCTTCATGGTTCCATGAATAACGTCGCCAAACACCTCGGCCACATCACCCGTCAGGTCAATCAAGTCTGCCGTGATTTCCTTGCGATGCCCGACACAGTATAAGATCGTGCGCTCAATGCACTTCGTGACGAGCGGACCAACCACAGGTAGCATGCGTACGGCGAGAAGGATCATTCCCCATGTAAGAACAAACCCAATAAATGCCTGCTGAAGCTTATGCGATTCGTGAGCCACCCACTTAAACGGACTCAAAAAGAAAGTAGGCGCCGGCGTCGGGCTAGGCGTAGAGTCAAAGAACATAAAGAACTCGTCCATATTAGAAGCAACAGTAGACACGGTAAGCCTACGTTGGTCAAACGTCGACAGAAATGCTCAAGATTGGCGAGTTTAATAAGAATGACACAACGTGGCAACCCATTGCGATTCTGCATTCAAGGACCAGTCCCAGGGATGGCCTTACCCTGATGATTGACTCATCCAAGCGGTCAATTGCTCCGACGCGCGACCTCGTTCTGCCCCAGGGTGAGTTTCTCGCTCTTGAGCCTACCAACCTTGAGAAGGGCCGTGATGTGATCATGGTGGGTGGCAAGTCTGGCAGCGGTAAGAGCCATACCGCCAAGAACTTTGCGATCCGGTATCATGAGCTGTGGCCCAAGCGTGTCATCCGTCTCATGAGTTTCCTGAAGGAAGACGAGACTATCGATGCCCTGAAGTTTATTGAGCGTGTTACGCCCACCAAGCTTCACGACGACGAAAAGGCTACAACGCTGAAGACCTATGAGAACTCCCTCACGATTTTCGACGATATCGAAGGCTTCCAGCACGACGACCCGGATACCCATTCCCTGCTCCAGCAGATCATTGACATGATTGCCACGACTGGTCGCCACACCTCATCTTCTTTGCTTGTCGCGTCCCACCTCTTAACGGATTATAAGAGGTGAGTCCAAGAGGGAGAGGGAGAGAGTTTTCGAGACATGTCGATATGCCTGGCAAAAAAAAGTTAACCTGACAAAAACGAGCTCAAAAATAACTTACCAAAAAAGTGGATCGAAGTGACCTATAGTATACAGCCAGGCGGTCTGGCTGTACTTATATGTCACTTCGAACCACTTTTTGGGTAAGTTATTTTTGAACTTGACTTTTGACGTAATCTCACACCACACTTTTTTTGTCACCTCAATCCCCCGACCCGCAGGACTCGTCTCTTTTTGGGGGAGGCGCAGAAGTTCGTTCTCTTTCCGAACGGGTGCTCTATGAAGCAAATGACGAACCTGCTCGGTCTTTACGGCGGGTGTGATACGGATGAGCTCAAGCGGATTCGCAAGCTTCCTAGTCGATGGGTCTGTTTGAGTACAACCTTTCCGTCACTAGTGATCTACGAGGGTGGGTGCTATCTCCTTCACGACGATAAGGATCCTTCAAAGCTCGTCCCTGCCAAGCGGCAGCGCACGGAGCTCACCAGTAGCGAGGGCATAGAGGAGAAAGGTGAGAAGTCCGAAGAGGAGGATACCGGCTACTAGGCTATGAGTGAAGACTGTGTTACCCGTTTCAAGCGCGTCCGCCACATCACTCGCTAGCCACGGGCGCCGCCTGCGGGATGGGATCCGTCGGAGCCTCCTCGACGACAACGAGCGAGTCCTTGGCGGAATCAGCCTCAGAACCGGCCTTGCTGCCCTTGACACGCTGGCGGCTCGCGCGCGCGTACTCGCGCTCACGGCGACGGCGCTCATCGCAGCGATCGCACGGCTTAGGCTTGCGGGCACGGGTGGACTTGGGCTTCTCGAGCTTCTCCTCCTCAACGGGCGGGAGCGTACCCACGGCAAACTCAGCAGCCGGCGCAGAGTCGACGGGCTGGGTCGCGTCGATCGACGCGGGCTGATCGGGAACCACCTTGGCAACAGGTGTCTTCTTGACGCGCGGCATTGTGACTTTGGTTAAAAAGAATAGTAAACTTAAGTTTTGAACGGAGTCTACCACGCATGAGTAAGAAACGGCAATAGTGGTCTTAAATATGGCTAAGCTTGTTGGACGTGGGACTAGTAATCTACCTACTGGGTTAGAGCTTGTTCATAAAACACCAAGCCTTGGTTTAACCCGCGGCTTAGATGACGACATTGTGTTGTACTGTAGTCGTGTAGGTGATAACGTCTTTCCAGTTAAAGGCGATCACCTCTTTTTCTTCAAGACAAAGCATCCACTGCGTATGTTTCGATGGGGAAGCGATGATACAACAGACACAGGGTTCAATATTGGCGATATGAATGAATTTGTAGACATGATTAAAAGCAGCGTACAAAAAGGCTTTATTACAGAATACCTTGCAGCTGCATTACTTCATTTACTAGATACAGAGGATGAACAGGCATTTGGTCGAAAGGGGAAGTGGGTTCTCCATCATTATTACGATAGCAAGTTTGCTGAGTATGCAAAAGAAGTCCTGTTGAAAAATGGATACCATGGATGGGTACGAGACTTCAGAGGATTGACTGAGTATTTATTTTTACTACCGAAGTCGGACTTAGAGCCAATAGAGCCTCCTAAAAGTGGAAAGGGTCAACCACATCACATGTCGCGCGGTGATGAGTACCACAAGGGTTGCAACCGCGTGTATTAGCGGGAAAAAAAAAATTGCCACCACCCCAGTTTACCGTACCTTTTTTGCCACTCGCGCAGGGCTCATGAGAGGGCAGAAGGGTGATCAGTCCTTTTGTCTTCATGCGATAACGCTGTAAGTGTAACGCAGCTCAAAGGCCTTTGAGTGAAGGCAACCATTAGATTTATTCAAGGGATAGCAGCACCCTAAAGTAGTCCTTGCTAGCTAGTCTTGTTACAAAGAACAAACTAACTACTTGGGGAGGGAGTCTTAGTTCACTGCTATGGGCTAATATTTCTAATTTTCAGTATCCCAAGTACCAGCTCAGGAGCTCCTATTCACACTCCAGTCGATTTGGTATATGTACGTGTGCAATGAATCACCGACGTCTGCCGACGGCTGCAAAATGGTGGTGGCTGCGCTGGCTGGTACCAGGGGTCTTAGGCGTGCCTAACCCGCGCGCGCGCCACGCTTGCGTTCGCACTAACTTTATAGGCGGGCGAAGGCTTCAGTCGGAAAGCTGGCTAGCACAGCCTTACGCGCGCGGCGGTGCGCCCGTGGTGTAGAGCGGCAAAAAAAAAATATTTGACCACAGTGGGGGTCGAACCCACAATCTTCAGCTTCGTAGACTGACGCGTTGTCCATTACGCTATGCGGCCTATGATCACAGTGGGAGTCGAACCCACAATCTCCACATTCGTAGTGTGGCGCGATATCCATTTCGCTATGCGACCTGGTTGCTGAGCTACTTGCTCAGATAAAAGTACTCCACCATACTTGGTATAAGTAACTCCACACTCAGACCGGAGGGCAGCGGCAAAAAGAAGAAGAGCAAGCGGGCAAAAAAAAATCTTTGACCACAGTGGGAGTCGAACCCACAATCTTCACATTCGTAGTGTAACGCGATATCCATTTCGCTATGCGGCCTGTGGTCAAGGTAGGAATCGAACCTACTTCTTTAACGTTTCCAGTTACTGCGTACCAATGCGCTACATGACCTGCTGAGCTACTTGCTCAGATAAAAGTACTCCATTCGATTCGGTATAAGTAACGGCAGCTGTGCACACTTGCACCTGGAATCAGACACAATGGTCGAAAGCAGGGCTTTCTATAATAGCGTACTTCAAGGCGTCCATGCAAGGACGTACGATCTTAACAACCGCGTTAACTGGGCTGAACTTAACTATGATGGTACGAACCCACACGAAGGCGAAATTGCACCTTTGGAAGAGTATATAAATCATGTATTTTCAAAGGACGGTGCACTTACTGCCGAGTTTATGGGGTCTCTTACACCTCAACAACAGCAGCAAATCTACGCTGACTACGACGATGCGTTTAACAGGGTAAAAGATATTAGAAGGACTGTAGAAGAAGCGTATAACAATTTCCATCACGGTGCTTCTAAGGCTGTTGATTTAGACGAGGATGGACATGACGAAAGCGACGACAATGCAGATAACGATGTCCAAGGAATGGGTAAGCCAGGTTCAAGCCTTTTGGAAAGGGGTGCTATGTATCACGACGGTCTGAACCGCCGGTATAGCAGGTGATGGTTACTTATACCGGATCGACCGTAGGTGTATCAGGACGAGCAGTAGCACAGTGATTTAACTCCTATGGTGGTTAAGGGTGTAGACGCGTAAGCATGTGTCCTTAGAAAGTAAGACGCGTAAAGCCTCCATCCCTTTGGCCTGAGAAACTAAAGGGCGAGGACCGCTAAGGATGCCGCTACTTACGCGTCTACTGTCTTAACTACCATAGGAGGTGGGGCAAAAAAAAGTTTCGCGGCCTCTAACCTCGCTCCCGCCTTCGCTACCGTTTACAGTCTGAGTAACTAAATGTCGCACATCGTTCCCACCAAGGTTACGCCGCCTCACGCGCCGGCCGACCCGGCCTTCCAAGTTCCCGCCATGGCGGCCGGCTACTCGCCGCCGCGCGGCCTGGGCGGCACGGTCGGCCTGGGCATGGGCGCCTCGCTCGGCCTTGTGCCGCTGAACACCTCGTCTAGCTCGTCAAGCTCCTCGGCCTCTCCGGCGCGCGCGCCTCCTCTGGAGGTGCTTCAGCCCGGAAGCCTCAAGCGCGGCGACAAGGGCGAGGTGTGGCACGTCATCTCGGTCGAGACGCAGAGCAAGCTTCTCGGCCCTATCATGGAGGCTAAGTTCAAGCCCCTGGTAGACTCGGTCGACGACCTCAGCGCGGCCTTCGACACGACGGCCGGCGAGGTTGACAAGCTGAAGGACGAGTTCAAGCACTTCACCAACCAGTTCAAGAACCTCAACAAGGACGTCATCAACATCGACCACCTGCTCACCACGCGCCTGGTGAAGAAGGACGAGGAGATCGACACGCTCAAGGAGCAGCTGAGCGACATGACGGCCGACCTGGCCGCGGCGGCCGAGAAGAGCCGCAGCGAGTGCGAGAAGGCCTACAAGCAGGGTAAGGACGAGTCTATCATCGTGGCCATGGCGGAGGCCAAGAAGAACGACGCCAAGGCGCGCGCCAACCTGACCGAGCAGATCAAGAACCTGCACACGAAGGTCTACGACAAGGACTTCGAGATCAAGATGCTGAAGGCCGAGATCGAGAAGCGCAAGGACGGCGGCCCGCCTACGCGCCTCGGTAAGGTTCTGGCGAAGGGCCACCCCTACACGATCAAGGACGACGAGAAGGACCCGGACTACGCGCCCGGCCAGGGCGCCAAGCGGCGCCGCTCGACGGGCGGCCAGGTGCCGCTGCCCTTCTACGGCCCAAGCTCGTCTTCAAGCTCTTCAAGCTCCTCATCAAGCTCATCCTCTTCGAGCGCGGCGGCGGCGGGCGGCGGGGCGGAGGTGGACGAGATCGAGGACGACGAGGAGGAGGACGAGGAGGAGGGCGAGGTGGAGGACATCGGCGCGATGCTGAGCGCGGCGGCCAAGAAGGCCGAGAAGAAGTAGAGGGTTAAAAGGTTACAAGAGTGTATGGTGGATTGAACACTCTAAACCTTAGGCTTGCGTTTCGCGCGAATAGCCGCCATGTGATCCCTGGCCTCCTGCGACCCCTTAGGAAACCGCGCGCGCTTCTTACCCGCTCCCTTCACAGATCCTTCCGACTCGGAATCCGAGCAACACTCAATCGAAGGCTTTCCACAGCCGTTCATCTGGCCCTTCATGCCGCCCTTCATGTTATACTTATCGTCAATCTCGGCCATCATGGCGCGGATCTTCTTAGACTCCGGGTTATCACCGCGCATGTGGCTCTTGAACCACGTCTGCATCTTAGGATTCGAAAAGCTTCCATCCTCCTCATTGAAGTCGGACTTGTCAACCTTATCACCGGTGCTCTGCTCGTAAAGCTCAGCAAGGCGTGCCATGTTGTGAACATTGGGCTTACCCTTGCCGCTTCCGCGTCCTTCGTCTGCCATCCGTTGAAACTGAGCTGCACGAGCATCGGCAGTTGTTGCGGCGCGTCGCTGTCGAACAGCAGGCGCAGCGGCGGCGGCGGCAGCAGGCGCTGCAGCAGGAACTGCGGCGGCAGCAACGGGCAATCCCGCATTATTGGCAGCGGCAGCTTCAGCTGCGATACGCGCGGCTTGTGCCTGCCCATCCCCCGCGCTTGCCACGGCAGATGGGTAGGAGCCAGGCGGAGGAGGGACAGCCTGACCTGCCAACGGGCGCGCGCGAGCGGGTGGCATGGGTTCCACCGCTGCCGCCTGTGCACCCCTATACCTAGTGGCAGGAGCGTCTGCATCCATATTTCCCAAGTACTTGGCAGCACTAGCAATATCAGAACCCACTCCACCAATAAACCCACCAACATCAACCGCAACGTCCCTTGCAAGACCAAGCCCACCAAGAATGCCAGTGCCGAGATACCCTGAGACAGTGCGAGCGACATCCAGACCACGAGCGAGACCACTGCGCGTATCACCAGCCTTACTGATAGCAACAAGCTGAGCTCGCACGGGGTTGGGAGGAGGACTCTCAAGCTCCTCAGCATACTCGTCAACATCCTCCTCGTCGTCGTCACCCGGGGCGTCATCTGTACCGGGGCGAAGAGGCTGACTCGGAGTGGCCGACACGTGCTCTCCCACCTTAGCACCCGGGCGTCCGTGCGCCTGGTCGGCCTCAAGCTCTCCTCCCATATCCTGATTCAGCATAAGCTCGTACAGCTTAATGACTGACGCTGGGGGCATCTCACCTTTATTGATCTTATCAGCCAATACGTCCATAAGGGACGAACGAGCAAGCTCCCACTGTTCGCGCGACACTCCACCCGCCTCGTCGTTACGGTAATTTCCAAAATTATCCATATGCTTAAGAAAGAAGTCACCAGCACCACCGTCCCACTCTGACTCAAGGTAGTCTTGGATCTCGGCGTGGACAGCGCCGCGGACCCTTGGAACAGAGCCATAATAGTCTGCAGTGACACGCTGGCGATTTCCAATAAACGCTGCAGCGTCGTAGCTCATACCAGAAACCGCACGTGTCTCTGCGGTCTGAACTGCGGCAGCTGCGGCGTCGTCGGCGCCAACTGCTGCTCCCTGGCCCTCTCCACCAACGCCCGCCTCCGCCGCAGCTGCCTCGGCTGTAGCTTGCTGGCGGATTTCGGCGCGTGCGGCAGGGGGTGCCTGCCCTGCAGCCTCACCCGCCGCAGCTCCCTGGGCAACACCCGCTGCCATCTGCCCAAGACCCGCCACAGGTGCGGGAGGTACCCCCGCAGGTGGGGGTCCAGTCGGGGGCTGTCCATCCGGTGGTGGAGGGGGGCCACCGGGACCGGGCGCGGGTGGGCCAATGACCGCGGGGGCTCCCGGTGGTGCAACACCCAATGGAGCCGCGGGTGCTGCGCCCTGGGCAGCTGGAACTAAGCTAAGAATAGATGACTTGGGATCGGGAAGCGTAATAAGCTCACCCATATAAGGCTGGATCTCAGGAGCCTTATCCATTTGCTGCACATACTTGTTAGAAATTCCAGACTGGATGGCAATATACTTCTCATAAGTGACGTTACCCTCGTCCTTACCCCAGTTATACATATCAAGAATACCACGCTCCCCGCGCATCTGATCAGCAGTTGGCGGGGGCGCATGATCTTGGGTTTGAGTGACAATGCGCTCATCTCCAAGATAGAACTTAGTCATCACCTCTGTCGGCCGACGACGTCCCTGTTGGATTGCATTTGCCTGCTCTACGAGGGCGTGAAGGCGATGAGAGGGCTTAAAAATACGGTCCTCCTCTCGCATTAACACGGCCTCATCCGCGAGCCTCTGCTGTGCAACTCTAAATCTACGTAGGTCTTCATGGAGGTCCATTTAAGCTTCGTGTAGCGCTAGAGCACAGTTTTAATGTTTAAAACAGATAGGAAAGGCGGGGTTGGTTCTTAAGAATGTCCTGCTTAGACATTCCCTTAGCCATGGCTTCCCGTACAATGTTCTGATCCTGCATATAACTCTCCGGGGTCAAGTCGGCGGGATCCTCGGCACCGCCACGCCCGCGCATGTGCTTGCGGTGCTTCTTCTTGCCGTAGCCGAGCGTTTTGGCAACATCGGAGCCGATATTCGCATACTTAGCGGCCTTCTTCGCGTAAGGGTGGTCGATCATTCCGGCAACCTTGCCGATCGTGCCCAGGTACTTGCTGGAGTCCCGGACGTTGAACGAGGGGAACGCGCCACCGCGGCGGTGCTTCTTCTTGGCGCCACCAATCGCACGCTGCGGGTGGGAACGAAAGGGGTATTAGATTAAGTCAAAATAATGAACGTAGCGTAAGTACACACCATCATTTAAGCAGCGCCGGTAAGATCAATAACACCCCGATCAGGAACACGGACAAGAGTAGCCGCTGGCGTTGCCGCTGCAACTGCTGCTGCACGAGCTGCCTCCTCGGGACGGTAGACAAGGTTACCCTTCTCGTCCTTGATAAAGTTAGACTTTGCCTTCACGAGGTCCTTGTGCTTAATAACCCCGTCCATTACAACCCTCAGACCCGACTGTGACTCCTTCAGTTTCGCGCCGCGGGCCTCGCTCTGCTGCTTGACGCCGCGAATGCCCTGCGCCGCCTTATAGGCAGCAATACGCGTCTCCGAGGGCGTAAGGGTGGGAAGCAAACGCTCAACCGCCATGTCCTCCCTCCTTGTCGACTTCAGGTACCGCTGCACACGGTGCTGGTTCAGCGCCTTGGCATTCTGAACAAACTTATAGCTGGCAGTGCCGCCATAATAACCAGGAACAGAATCAAGGTCACCCTCGGTCTTTCCGCTAAACAAACCCTGCTGGTTCATAAGGAAATCCCGATCAGGAGTATCCGCAATCTGCCTATCCTTGAGAATTGCAGACCCCGGAGTCTCGTACATCGCGCGCTTTGACACACTCACCATTCTAGACAACTGTGGGACTTTGTAAACCCAAGGTAGACACGAAATGTCTAATTACTTCTAAGATTTAAAACGGAGGCGGCTGTAACTCCTCTTCATCTTCATCCTCCTCTTCACTCTCTTCTACCTTGACGGCTACAGCGACCGGTGCGGGCACGCGTGGTGCAGGGATTAAAGGCGGCGGCACCACTCCACCCGTAGCACGGCGCTGGCGACGAGGCGCATCGCCTGCAAGCCCTGCCAGCGATCGCTCAAGGCGCCGCTTCTCAAAGCGCGACGCCTGTGCCGCGATCCTGTTGCGTTCCTTGCGGCGCTCACACGCTGCACACGGTTGAGGCTCGGCGCGCTGCATCCGACCAGCTTTGACGCCAAGCTCGAAGGCAGTGCGGAAGGCGGTGCGGTACTGGCGCTCGTCGCGGCGTGACTCCCGATCCTGGTCCGTTTCGCGCTTGCGGTCCTTTAAGTATTCATCACGCTCGGCGTCCTCGGCGTCCATATCAGGAAAGGCGCCACCTGTAACCGCGACTGCCTCCTCCTCTTCATCCCAGAAGTTAGGAAGCGGAGCCGACAGGCGTGACGCGGCGACGCTCGCAGCCGCCACAATTGACGGGTGTGCGAGGCGTGCCCTATTTGCGTTACGCGGGTCGGCCATATCGGTCAGCCGACGTTTGAGAAAGTAACAATTTTGACCAGTTTGGAAAAGTGAGTCAAACCGGGGTCGGCAAATGTCACTCGATAGTGGTCTATGGAAAACGGACAATGAATGGCTGGAACTAATAGAGAAGGCGTCTTCTATATCACCCATGAGCAAGAAATCATATAAGAAGCACTTGAGATCAGCCGCGCGTCTGTTTGGAGTTGAGGGGCCTACATCGCTCTCAACGGTTATGAGCAAGCCGAGTCTTATGAACCGCGTTCCAAAGTCTACCTCCAGCAATACGTTGCATGCCGCACTCGCTGGAATTGTTTCCCTGTTTAAGCGCGGCGAGGAGGCTGGGAGCTTTAAGCGCAGCGATCCTGAAATCTCCGATTTGCTTGCCGCGTGGAGCGAGCATCTTCAACGGTCGTCTAAGGATTACACGGAACGCATTAACGACAATAAGGAAAGCGATAAGGAACGCGAGGGGCGTGCATCACTCTCCGACTGGCGTAAGGCTCTCCAGCAAGCACTTGACGATGGCGAGAAGACGTATGAACAGTCTACCCTGTTGCTTGCCTTTCACGCTCTAGTGATGCCACCCCTGCGGGGAGGGGACCTGGCACGTGTGCATATAGGTTACACAGATGAGGGCAACTGTGTCTACCGCGATCCGGACGACGACGACCAGACATTGCTGGTGATCCGGGACCATAAGACGTCAAAGTCGTTTGGGACGTTGAAGCGGACATTGAAGGGTAAGATGGTTGAGATTCTTCGTGACAGCGTGGCAAATTTCCCACGCGAGTGGCTGTTTGTGTCAAAGTCAGGCGCGCCTTACTCGGAGTCTGGGTTTTCCAGTTGGAAGTCGGATGTGTTTAGGGAAGCCTTTGACAGGCCTGTCACATCTAACTCGTTGCGGCATGAGTATATCAGTGGTATGGACAGACAGAACCAAACAGTCAAACAGGCACGAGACGTTGCCGCGAGCATGGGCCACGGGTTAAACACACAGCGGCAGTACGTGAGATTTTGAGCGGGGTTGGTGTAAACGATAAACCGACATGGTAACGTGGGTTGGTTGTCACTTTAAATCAAAAAACGCTAAGCCCGCGAAAATGGTAGTCTTTCCAGTTGTGACAGATATGGTCTGTAGTTGCTGCAATTGGACCAACGATGAGTACAACCCGAACCAGTGGCAGATGTTTGCTCCGTGGAATGCCCACTTGCTTTGTGCTACGTGTCGACAGTTGATGGCTGGGTTTGAGGCGGAGGAAGCGGCGGAAGCGGAGGAGACGGATGCGGAGATCCCCGTTGACGTGGCGGAGGGGGTGGAGGACGCGGACGAGATCGAGCTGGCGATCACCGTTGACAACGACGGCAACGTTCTTTCTGTTTCCGTTATTCCGCACGTTCCGTCTGCGGAAGGCGATGTGGTAGATTTGACAAGCGATAGTGACGAAAGCGACGTTGCAACACCTTAAGTTATGGCGCCACCGTCCCCGCAGGAGCTGCTGCGGCATTACTCGTCCCAGATGGTGCACCTGCTAAAGTAGAAGGCTTTACGCTTCCTTTAAGTGCTTCCAGCTGTGCCTGCATCGAACGCTTTCTCGACATTGCTGCAACTACTTCCGGCGCGGGCCCATCGATGATACCCTCGTTTGACTTGAGCTGTTCAACATACTTAAAAAGCTGAGCTGGGTCTGTTTTTTGTGTTGGGCTTAGCACACCTGGTGCCTCTGGGTCGGGAGTCCCGAACTGGTCACGGAGAAACTCGAGCTCGAACATGAGATCGGATAGCATGTTTCTTCGCGCAGCTGAGATTGCATTTAGCAGCTTGGTTGGTTTTGCGGGTTGCTTGAGCATCTCGTCTGTAATGCCCTCCATAAGAAAACGTTCACCTATGTCGATGCCGGCATTTGGTGATGGGTTGTATTTGCTTTCACCCGCAAGCGCATGCCTTTGTACCTTCTGGGCCTTTGTTAGCTGTTCTAGGCCCGCCTTTGTTAGTGTCAGCACTGGCCCAGTTTCAATTTTTTCATATACCCTTCTAATATCACCACCGGGTTCCAATGCCCGCTTTGATCTAAAGACTGAGCTTTCCGCTGTACCATTATCCCACAAAATGTTCGATGCGTTTTTCTGATACGGTGTGCGTGTTCCTGGTTGCGCTAATCCATATGCATCTGGGCGGTCGTCAATGTCTTTGATAACATCCATAACGTCTGTGAACGTTCCCTGACTCGTAGCGCGTTTAGTTATATCATCGGTGTTGGGGTCGTGTACAACTAAGTTTAGAATTGTGTTGATATCCTTGTGTATTTTGCTGTTGCTGTTTCCCGACGGAAACAACTCTCGAACTTGATCCGCAAGCCCTCGCTGTTCTGGTGTTGCGCCTCCAATCATGCGTCGACTATAACGGTTCACCCCGTCGTGATAATAATCCCCCCTCAGCATATGGTGTGCCATGTTGAAGTTGCAGTTGGTATTCTGTTCAGAACTGTGTTGAACTTCAACTTCAATACATATTAGCCGCAATTTAGCCGAAGTTTAGCCGAAGA